GAACCTGGAAAAAGTAAACCATATCTATTACCACCACCAGAGTCTTTATAAGTTACACCTTCGTTACCACCACCTGATGTACCGTGAAATTGTACTTGACCAGCGGCGCTAGTAAGTAATATATTATCACCAACTGAAACGTCATCTCCAACACTTGTAATATCACCTGTTATTGTTAAGTTGCCACCTATAGATAAGTCAGAGTCAAATCTAGCATTACCAGTATCAACCCACAAAGCGTAAGCATTTGAAATTGTTTGATTTGTGCCTGCCGTTGGAGCGTTACGTACATATAACGTAGCCGCGTCAGTTGTTGTTACACTTGCGTTTGAAGCTGCTAACGTACCGCCTTCAAAGCTAATTGTAGCAAAAGAAGCGGTTGTTGCAGAAGCAGAGGTTGTAGCATCTGTATAAGTAGCAGCATCAACATGTAAGTTACCGCTAGTTAGTCCTGGTGTTATATTTTTATCACCATCTAAAACTATACCTATAGCACTTATTACGCTTGAAAAAGTTTTTGCACCTGAAAAAGTTTGAGTACCGCTTAAATGTGCGGTGTCTGAATCTAAGTAAGCTGAAGCTATTGCTGTACCCTGCCAAGTTCCAGAAGTTACAGTTCCTAATCCAGTTATATTAGATTGATTTGCTACTTGTAATAAACCACTATTATCTAAAGTAGCAGTGCTACCCATTGTTAATGTTCCCGCTACCTTAGTTACAGAAGAAGTTCCATTAGCTATATTAACATCAACTTCCCCATCCGCGTTAGTGTCTCCAAGTAACGCAAGACCTCTTGTTAATACACCATCATATGAAGAAACATAAAAATTTAAATTACCAGCTTCTTGTCCGCTTGTAGCGTCAGCTACAATAGACTCTATTTTACTATAGTCTTGAGCTGAAGGGGTACCATCATCAACACTTGCAAACAAAATATTGCCAACAACATCATTGTCTTGGGCGTCCGAGGTAGGATCTAAACCTCCTCTGAATTTTTCAAATTTTAAAGTAGCACCGTGTTGATCATCAGTTAAGTTAGTTAAACTTATAATGGGGTCAGTGGTATTAACAGATGAGAAACTTAACGTGTCTAAAGTTTGAGTGGCGTTTAAACTAACAGCTCCACTACTTACAGAAAAATTATTAGAACTAAAACTAGCAACACCTTTATTAGATGTTGTGGCGTCTTCACCAGCTATAGTGATGGTTGTACTACTAATGCTAGTGTCAATTCCTTCACCACCAGCTATAGTAAAATCAGCACTACCAGAAGATATATTTACAACATTAGAATCATCAGCCGTTACTCTTACACCTGTTATATCACCTGTGCTATAACCAAAAGAAGCTATGTATGTAGCTATAGCGGCTGAAGTCATAAAACTCGTATCGTTATTAGCAAACGATTCTGATGAAGTTTGTACGTTTTGCAAAGCGGTGCCGTCAAAATTAAACTTACCACCATCAAGAACAACATCACCAGTAAACGTGCTGGTGCCATCATCGTCAATACTGAATCTTGCTGTTGGTGTTCCCGCGTCATCAGCATCCGATGTAGCAAATATAATTTTACCAGGAACTGAATCAGCATCTGAAACAGCGTCGTTACGAAACTCTATATATGATGACATTACAGGACTATCACCGTCCGTCACACCAAAAGCCTCTATCCTTCCTAAAGTTTCACCAACTGTTGTATGATTTCCGGCTGTATAAGTGTCTAAAGCAGCTGTACCTGATTTTAAAAATTTTAAAGTACCAGAGTGGGTAGCCGTTGTTGACCAACTTTGTAATTCTATAGTTGAATCACCACTTACTTTACTTACAAAAACGTCATTACGAAATCTAGATACTAAATCATATATGTGTTGACCGATAAATTTTCTCATTATCTTTTTATTATTACGTCTACAGTATCATCAACACCTACAGTTATATAAAGACCAAAAGAAATTTGACCTTGACTAAGAGGTATACCATCATCTAACAAAAAACTTACACCAGACGGAATAACTAAATCTTCAATTATTTTAAAAGAAGAAGCAGCAGAAGAAGTTGGATTATCTTGTATAAAAACACTTACAGTAGCATTACTACTACCCGTATTAGCTATATTAATAGATTTTACAGATCTTATATCTTCATTTGCACTAATAAGCTCATGCGTAGGTCCAAGCGCGGTAGAACCAGTAATATTATGTAGTAATGTAATAGCCATTACTACTCAAAAAATACCATATACTCCATGTGCATAGTCGTAGATACACTAGGTTGAACAGTTATATCTCCATAACCATTTGTATCTTCAGCATCCCAAGGTATTAACAAAAAGTCACCACTGTATAATCTACCTATTTCACAAAACCTTTCAGCAGTGTCAGCTTGATCAAATCCTTCAGCTGTACCACTACCAGAAGATTTACCCATACCAATAGTAAAGTATTCTGTTGAATCTGTTCCTACGTTTTTTATATAAAGTTTTGCTGACTTGTTTTTTGTTACATCCGCAGATATACCACTACCACCAACTAATAAATCTACGTGGTTAGTTGATGAAAAAGTTCTTTTAGCTAAACCAGTTGTTAGCTCTAAGCCTGTGTTTGATCCAGCCTTAGTCATAGTCATAGTGTTGTTTATAGATAAACCGTATTGATTTACATCACTACTGACTGATAATGTTGCATTTATTGTTGCCATATTATTATTATTTTATATTGTTATTATTCGTCTGTAAATGTTCTTGAGTCTGTAGAAGCTAAATGTTCTAAGCTTTCGTAAAACAAAGTGTAATCTACAGTCATACCAGTAGCCACACTAGGTGTTAACGATATGTCTACAAATCTAGCGCTTCTATTCCAAGGCATCCATAAAAAATCTCCTGCGTATAGCCTACCTATTATTTGGTTAGCTATTTTTATAGTAGCGTATTCAGTTTCATCTTCAGATTTATTACAAATATAAATCCAACAGTTTTTACCAGCATCTGCCGCTGCTGTTCTAACTGGGTTGAATAAATCTATTTGAGTTGTTGCTGTTAAAAAAGCTGTAGCCATACCTGTAGTTTGTTCTAAACCTACAGTTGTACCTGCTTTATTAATTTCATTTGTTGTTGATAACGACAAAGCGTCACCAACTAAGTCACTACTTGTTATAGTAAGTGAAGCTGTTGTTGTTGCCATAATTTGTTAGTTTATTTGTTAATATTGTTTTTATTCGTCTGTAAATAGCATGTACTCTAACGTCATATCGTTAGCGCTAGGATCTATTTTTATGTCATTAGTCGACGCGTTCGCCATCCAAGGGAAAAATGCCCAGTCGCCAGCATACAATCTACCTATTTGCTCTGAGTTTACTTCAATTTCAAAATACTCTGCCGCGTTTGTCGATGTATTTTTTAAATACAGTTTGTGAGCTTTATTAGCCGTGTAATCATCACCATCAAAAAGAGTGTATTGCGCGTGACTACCTGAAACTTTTTTTCTTGATAAACCCTGTGCTCCTGTTAAGCCAGTAGAATTACCAGCTTGAGTTAACGTCGCTGTTGTTGATAGCGCTAGTTCATCTGATAATAAATCAGTACTACTTAATGTTATTGTTGCCGTTGTTGTTGCCATAATATTTTAATCTTTAAATTTGTTTATATTTAGTTTTTCCATTTTCTTTATAAGCTTTTAAGCATCTGTTTCTATTTTTTTTAGCAGAAACGTAGCTAATATGTACCCAATTAGGATTATCATCATCACCAAACTCCCATATCATTTGATCAAAATTTAAATTATTTTTAATCCAATAATACATATCAGCGTTACTAACTCTTTTAAAAGTATCGTCTATATCTATAGCTTGACCACTACAATGTTGAGATTTACTTGAACCGCCTATAGCTTTATTAAGCTCTGGCGATCTAAAAAAACTATTTATTTTTATAGGTCCATCAACCCAAGCTCTTAAAGGTTCAAACACTTTTTCAGCTAATAATTTCATGTTTGCTAATTGTTCTTCGTTAGGTGTATTATCTATACCTCTTCTTATAGCCGTATTACTTCTTACGCCTTCTTTATAACTTATATGTTTACTTATACTCATTTTATCTTTTTCCTCCATGATATTCCACCGCGTGGCCTTCACTAATTAATAATTTATTTAAGCTTACTAAAGTTAATTTTTCTTTACCATCAACTTTATCTAACATTAACTCTCCTAAACATCTACCAAATTTACCAACACCGTGCGAAACTAGTGTTATATTTTCACATCCAGCTAATAACTGTTTAACCCTATCTTTCGCAGCTAAACCTTTAGCTTTTTCTTCTAAATCTTTAGTTCTAGTTTCTGGAGTATTAATACCTAAAAATCTAATTCTTTTTTTAGTTCTTATATCAAAACCTAAATCTATTTCAGCATCTATAGTATCACCGTCAATAATTTTTATAGGTCTTATTTTATAGTTGTACATTTTATTTTTTTATTATTTTTACGTTCTTTGTTAAGCTGTCTGTTTTTATACGTAAATTATATACCCCAGAGCTTAAATAAGATATGTCTAGCGCGTTTATATCTTTTCTAGATATAATTACTCTACCAAGATAATTTAACACTTCTACATCAACGTTTTTATTTATATTAATTTTACCATTAGTAGGATTAGGATATACAAAAACATCTTCAACAGGCACTCTAAAAGGTATAGGACCACTCCAAGTACCAGCACAATAGTCGTAAGTTAATTGACATATAGTGTCCCACTCAACATCACAACAATAATTATCCACATCTATTACCCAAGCGTAACATTGATCATTTAACCAATAAGGTATACTATCACCAGTTATACAACCTGCGCTATATAAACAAGCGTCTGGATTTGGAATATTAGCAGTTGGATCGTAGTTGTAAGCCTCAACATCAGTGCAACCAGTTATTATTTGTATACAACCACCATTATCATAACAAGCATCAGGATCATAATTTAAAGCAGTTGAATCAGTACATCCACTAATGTAACAACAAGAGTTATCTAACGTGTTAGCCGATGCATTATAATTTAAAGCCAACGGATCAGTACAACCATATAAGTATTCTACGCAAGAACCGTTGTCAGTATTAGCTAACGGATTATAGTTAAACATAGTAGAATCAGTACAACCAAATACAACAGGTACACAGCTACCATTATCTGTATTAGCTAAACTATCGTAATTAAAGGCAGCAGGATCAGTACATCCGTATATAAACGAAATACAACTACTGTCGTCAACGTTAGCGTTAGGATTATAATTAAACGCTAAAGAGTTCATACAACCGTAAACAATAGCAATACAAGAACCTGGTATCTCAACATTAGCATTAGGATTATAATTTAAAGCTGTTGAGTCCATACAACCAAGCACTATTAATGTAGCACAACTACCATCATCATAATCAGCTATAGTATCATACTCTAAATACAACGGATTCATACAGCCTGGATAATAGTAACAAGTGCTGTCATCTGTATTAGCTAATGAATCATAGTTTATTGCTAGTGTATCTATACAGCCATATATTTTTTCTATACAATTATTACCACAATAAGGATTACCTATTACAGGAAAGAAAGGTGGTATAGGATTAACAAAACCTCCAGCAATATCTATAGCTACATAATCTTCATGATATAGTTTATAACCACATTGTACAGCGGTAAAATCTGATTGTTGTGTTATTTCAAATACAGCTTTTATAGGATATGCAGCTGCTAGGTTTATAAAGAAAGTAGTATCAAAACCATCTAACAAAGTATAAGTACCTATATCTTGAAAATTAAATGGCGGTATCATACTTGTTGCTTGTGAAAGCTTTAAGCTTGATCCGGCCCAACCATTACCACCTAAATCTATCAACTCAAGCTCATGTAAACAACTATCAATATCAATATCTGTATTAGCAGAATCTACATAATTATAAGCTAACGAATCAATGCAACCATATATTCTTGGTGTAAAACACATACCAGTATCTAAAGTAGCTGCTAAATTAAACTCTACATAACTACTGTCCATACAACCAAACACCGGTGGCGGTGGAGGACAACCAGATGTGTATATCGTATCATACATCATATTACCAAAATTAGCCATAGGTAATTCCCAAATAGTATCTCCACACTGTACAATATAAACAGAACCATCATTACCTCCCCACAAACTACCAGCTACACCATCACCATAAGTATCATTAATAACAAAATAAAAACTATCTATAGGCGCGCAAGCGCTAGCATATTGTGGTTCGTAATCTATTATATTAGTGTAAGGTCCACCATACATAAGAGTATCACCAAAAAAATCCATTATATACCAAGAAGTTTCTTCTGGATATTGGTCAGGGTTTATTGTGACATCTAAACTCCAAGAACCTGGAGGACATTGTGAATAAGTTTTATTAGCTATTAAGCAAAATAAAACTATAAATAAATATTGTATTGTTTTTTTCATATTAAAAATCACTCATTAAAATTTCATCTATTGTAGCTTGTATTTCTTTTCTTGTAGCTACCATTTTAAAACTAAGATCTGCTTGAAAACGTTTTACCTCTTCACCGTCTTTAAGTAAAACAATAGTAGGTACTATAGCTATTTGATATTTTTCTTGACAATCACCATGCCCAATATCCATTGTTTCTTTTTTAACGTCGCTTAATTTATCAAACCATTCTATTTCATTAGCAGAGTTCCACTCAGCGTTAAAATATATGGCTTTCATTTGGCCAAAAGCTATACTACTAAAAAATATAAATATCATAAGTAATATATAAATTACATATGTTTTTGGATTAGTATTTGTTTGTTTCATTTTATCTTAATTTATCGATTTTGTCTTCCATACGTATCATTCTTTCTTCTAGTTTTTTTACGTCATCTCTAGTTTCAATAATAGTACTACGTATGTTTTCATCTTTCATATTAAACTCCATTCTAGTTATATCAGGCTTTGGAAGCTCTTTAG